AAAGGAAGATTTTTTAGCCATTTCTAATTATGCTCCTTCTTAAAAAATTTTTTATATTGTTGCCCTAAACTGTGCAACAAATGCCATATTTTGACTATAGGTAGATAAACCGAAAGGAGAAATAATGTGGATTGGAATCAGAAAAGTATAAAGATGGAAATTGTAAGCTGTGAAACGGGAAATAAATGTGATATAATAAAGAATGCAGAGCATATTGCGTTACTTTCTGAGGCGATTTCTTTGGCGAGTAAAATGACCCGCAATCAGTTTGATAAAATTATGGAGGCGATAAAATGAAAATTTGGGCTATCAGTAAAGAAAACGGCTACGAGCGCGAAATCGGCCTTGAACTGGACGGCGTTGACCGCGAAACAGCCATCAGTGAGCTTTACAAAATTGCCAGGAATCTTTTTTCCGGTGAACTTGATATGTTTTGGAAAGAGGGAGAGCAGGGCAAGGCGACCTTTTAAAGCTACGCTTTACGCTTGTACTCAATTACGGCTTGCAGCTGGTCGGATACTGCTGCGCAATTTGGGCATTCCCTCACGATTAAACGGATGAGTTCGTCAACCTTTTCCGCCGCTTCTCCCGTGGCTTTTGCGCGATAAATGCCGATGGCGTTGGTAGCGGACTGAAAGTTTGCGGGAGACGGATACTTTGCATATAAGGAAACGGCGGCAACCATCGCATCAAAATCGGAATCGCAAGCGGCCTCTTTCTCGTGCGCCCATATTGCCCTCAGCTTTTCGATTTCTGCTTTTGCTGTCCGCTTAGAAATGTAGACAGACACTCCGGCGGATGCCAAAACAGAAAAGGCGGAAACGCCGATTTCACCCCACGAAATACTCATAATTAATTCTCCAAAGCCCCGCGGGCGGCTTTGATAAAAATCCGCAGGGTTTCCTTATCCATTTTTTTCAAAAGCTCGACAGCTTCTTTCAAATCTTCATCTTTCACCCCGCCCTCGATCTCCGGATCGGGGGCTTTTTTTGCGCCCTCCGGCGGCAGGACGGGCAGTTCATCACCCATCAATGCTTCTACCGTTATGCCAAAATAATCGGCGATTTTTTGCTGCGTTTTAGGGTATGGCAGAGAAATGCCTTTTGTCCAATTTAAGACGCCTTGGTTACTCACGCCAATTATTTTAGCAAATGCGTAAGGGGAAAGCCCGTTTTCCTCCAAACAACAGCAAAAGTTTTGTGCAAATGACATAAAATGAAACCTCAAAACTTGTGTACTTTGCTGCTCAACTCTTTATTGACATTTGCTCAAGTCTTGAGTATAATAAATACCGTGGGTGGGCAATAAAAAGCCGCACCACCCCTGATAGATTGAGCTGGCGTTAGTCAAATGTTGTAGCAAACTTAGAGTAACACTATTGCTCCAATTTGTCAAGCAAATAATCAAATTTGGAGGTGAAAGGATGCCGCTGAAAGAGAACCTTGTTCGTTTGCAGGAGGAACGTGGCGAGACGAACTACCGCCTTGCGAAAGCGATAGGAGTATCTCAAACGTCTGTAAAGAACTGGCGGGATGGTGTTACCCGACCGTTCCCGCGACACGCAAAAGCCATTGCGAAGCACTACGGCGTGAAGGTGGAGGAACTGATGGGGACAGACAAGGAGGAGGCAAGCGAATGATCGAAACCATGACGCTGCATCAGGCATCGAAGTATCTTAGAGATAAAGGCTTGAGCCTTTGTTCTGACACTCTGGCCGACGGCCTGGAGCAGGGCGTGTACCCCTTCGGCGTGTGCATCCGTACCGACCGCAGCCGTGTATTTCAGATTTTCAAAAAGAAGCTGGATGCGTGGATCGCGGAGCGGGAGGAGTAAACATGGACGGTTACACATTGACGCTGGTCATCATCGGGGTCGCAACGGTCAGCTATTGGTTTGGCTGCTGGTGGACAAACTGGACAGATCAGGCAAGTGAGAATTTAGGAGGAATGAAGATGCAAAGACATTACTACGCCATCGTGGCTGAGAAGCACTACGACCGTGTAGCTATGCGGTCGGAGTGCAATGTGGCCGAGGTGGGCGATCTGGTTAGCGGCAGCAATAAGACAACCGTATATTCCGGGTACAAGGTCATCACAGAGCCACGCTTTGTTTTGTACGGAACCGGTGAGGACGATTTCCTGAACGCCCTGTATTGGGGGGATATCCCCCAGGTTTCCAAGGTCACACGGGATGTGTGGAAGCTGGAGCCGGAAAAGGAGGATGCATCCGATGCGGACATCTGACACGGTATTGGATGCGGAGGCGAAAGCCATCCGGGACGAGGAAAAGGAACTGGCGGAGCGAGAGGAGGAGACGCAATGATGCTGACATGGGCGCTGGTGTATCTGGGAGCCGGAACGGCGGTTTACGGCTTCATGTGGCTGGTGGACAAACTGGACGGGAAGTAACACAAACGGAGGGAAAGACGATGAAAGCATACAAGGGCTT